GTACCAATCCATCCTCGACATCGCGATAAAATAGATTGTTATCCTTGCCCCATCATCCATGGGGCTAATGTGGCTTATTGGTTGTGTAGCCGACTCTCGCGTTGGCTTATACCCGATCGTTACTCCGTCAGCTTCTCCGTTCTATTTTTCACACGAAGGAAATACAGTTCGCGACGGCTTGCCTTTGGGTTTTACTTTCGATAGTCAAGAGTGGAAGAGAGCACGGCATGTTATTAAATCCAATTCCCGCGGCTACCACCCGCCGGAAGATGGTGAACAGTTCCCTACGCGCCGGCTGCCCAAAGATGAAAGATATCAATCACGTGACTACACCCTGCAAAATGTTTTTGCCGATGCCCCGCTGGAAGCGGCGGCTATTGAAGAATTAAATTGGTTTTATGACTTGACAACGTGGGGCGGATATTGTAAACTATTATCATCTACACACTGTCAAGAGATTAGCGCGCCGACGAGGCTGCTATTCCCTGGAAGCGTACTAAACAAACTTGGAGAAGGATAATGAGAGATACTAGAGGCAAAAGAAAAACCCCAGCTATCCCCTTTGTGGGGCTGCATGCCCACAGCGTGGCGGGTTCAATTTTTGACGCGATTGGGTACCCACCCGAACATATGGATTTTGCCTACGAAAATGGATGCGACGCCCTCGCACTCACCGACCACGGTAACATGAATGGATTCAGCTATCAGCTTCTTCACTGGAAAAAGATGAAGGGAGAGGGGAAAGATTTTAAGGCTATCTTTGGCGTTGAAGCATATTTTCTCCCGAGTATCCGAGAATGGAGAGAAGAGTACGAAAGAATCAAAGAAGACGCAAAAGCTGCAAAAAAGTTGGCGAAGCAGGAAACTTCGGGCGCCACAGTAGAAGATGAGGGCGAAAGCAAGAAGGCGCAGGGCATTCTAAAAAGGCGCCGCCACCTTATCCTGCTGGCTCAAAATCAAATCGGGCTAAATAATATTTTCAAAATGATTTCGGAAAGTTATCGCGAGGAAAACTTTTATCGCTACCCTCGCGTCGATTATGACATGCTTGAAAAGTATGGCGAAGGAGTGATTGCAGCTTCGGCGTGCCTTGGCGGTGTATATGCAGGTAATTACTGGGAAAATCGTGAAAACGGTGCAGAGGCAGTCCTAGAATCAATGCGTAAGACCACGCGACGCATGGTGGAAATCTTTGGAGAGCGGTGGTTTGGAGAACTACAGTGGAACAATATCGCTGAGCAGCATGAGCTCAATCAGTATATTATTCAAATGCATGAAGAGTTCGATATTCCTCTGATCTCAACAGCCGATAGCCACTATCCAAATCCGGACGCCTGGAAGGACCGTGAACTCTACACACGCCTGGGCTGGCTCGGCAAGGGAGGGCTTCCAGAATACATGGACAGCGAATTACCTCCGGGAGTGGAAGAAATAGGATACGAGCTGTATCCTAAAAACGGTGATGAAATATGGAAGAGTTACAAACAATACTCGGCTGACAATAATCAGACTTATGATGACGAACTAGTGCTGGGGTCTATTATTAAGACCCACGAAATTGCTCATGAAATGATTGAGAATTTTGAACCAAACACGGCGGTTAAACTACCGAGTTTTGTGGTACCCGCCGGGGTTTCTCCCGTCGCGGCACTCACACAGTTGGCTATAGACGGGCTTCGGTTTAAGGATCTTCACAATACTCAGGAATACATCGATCGACTTAAAATGGAAATTAAAGTTATCGACGATCGAGGCTTTAGTAAATATTTTTTGACGATGAAAGCAATAGTAGACAAAGCCAATGCGGCTCAGCTTACCGGACCAGGGAGAGGTTCAGCTGCGGGCTCTCTCGTCGCCTATGTGCTAGATATCACCCAGATCGATCCTATTAAACACGGTCTTCTTTTTGAGAGATTTTTAAGGAAAGACGCGACTGACTATCCGGATATCGATTATGACGTGGCGGAACCCATGGAACTCAAGGAAATGCTTGCTCGTGACTGGGGAGAGAACACGGTCGTCCCCATTTCAAACTGGAACACGCTCCAACTACGTTCATTGATTAAGGATATTTCAAAATTTTATGGAATCCCATTTGTAGAGGCAAACAAAGTTACGAGCGTGATGATGAAAGAGGCAATCCCGGAGGCTAAGCGCCGTCACGGAATTAAAGCCGGTGTCTATTCACCCACGTGGGAAGAGGTGATGGAGCTGAGCCCATCATTGAGAGGCTTTCTCACAAAATATCCTAATCTTAAGACGCACGTGGAAGCGTTAGTGGGTCAGGTGAGGTCATGCTCGCGGCACGCTGGTGGGGTGTTAATTGCCGACGAGCTTGATAAGCACCTCCCGTTAATTAATTCCGGAGGTGTACGACAAGCACCCTGGTCTGAGGGGCAAAATGTTCGTCATCTGGAGCCCCTAGGCTTTATTAAATTTGATCTTTTGGGACTCTCAACACTGCGTATGATCGACGGCGCGATTCGGCACATTCTGCAGCGCCACAAAAACATTGAAACGCCCACCTTTCAAGAGGTGAAAGAGTTTTATAATGACCACCTACACCCAGACGTGATAAATTTTAATGACGAGGAAATATATCACAACATTTTTCACAAAGGAAATTGGGCAGGCATATTTCAATTTACGGAAACGCCGGCGCAACAATTTTGCCGACGTGCCCACCCACAGAACTTAATTGATATTTCCGCCATTACTTCTATTTTTCGACCCGGTCCTTTGGCGGCGGGCGTGCATGATCGTTACGTTAGCGCGAAGAGGAACCCCGAAGAGGTGTATTATCTTAACGATATAGTGCGTGACGTGACCGAAGAGAGCTATGGGTTCTTAATATTTCAGGAACAGATAGCGCTCTTGGCGCATCGCCTGGGCAAAGATCTCTCCCTGGACGAGGGAAATCTTCTGCGTAAGGTACTCACAAAAAAGGGCACCGGAAAGGGCGCCCAGGTAAAAGAAAATCTTCACGCCAAGTTCATAGAGGGCTGTGTGGAAAAAGGTATTAATAAATTTAAAGCTGAGGACCTTTGGGAAACATTTGAATATTTTTCCGGCTATGGGTTCAACAAATCTCATGCCATTTCCTACTCGGTGATTTCTTTTCAATGCGCGTGGCTTCTCAACTACTATCCATCAGAATGGATGGCTGCCTTCTTGGACAAGGAGCCCGAAGCACGCAAAGAAAAGGCAATCAATATTGCCAAGAGCTACGGGTTTAAAATTCAAAAAGCAGCACTTAACACATCCGGGAGGGTCTGGGAAATTGATCCATCCGATAAAATGACCCTTGTGCAGCCACTAAGCTCTCTCAAGGGGTTGGGGGATAAGGCAATCGATCAAATATTGGCACACCGTCCCTTTAATTCCGTAGAAGAGTTTCTTTTTAATGAGGAGATAGTTTATTCTAAACTGAACAAGAAGGCGCTGGACGTTCTCATTAGATCTAGTGCCGCGGACTCCCTCATGGACGACAGATTTACGGGGCGAAAGCACTTTTGGTCGGCTATTGCCGTAAACCGCCCGACCAGCAAAAAGAAGTTGAAGGAACAAATCGAGCTTTATGCTGATGAGGGCGATTTCACGGAAGAGGAAGAAATAGAAAATACTGTATCTCTCACGGGGATTTTCCCCATACATCTGGTGATTGACAAATCTATTCGCGCGCGGCTTGACGAACTTTATATTCCGCCCATCTCTGATTACGATCCAGATTTGGGATTGGTATGGTTCATCCCGCGTGAAATAATTTTAAAGCAAACAAAAAATGGTAAACCGTATTGGATTGTTTCAGTTATTGATAGTAATTCTAACGTTACAAAATTTAAGTGCTGGGGCATACGCCCCGAAAAGGATAGAATTCATATCAATCGTCCCTACATGGCGCGCCTGGAGTATGATGAAGAGTGGGGGTTTTCCACTCGTTCTATTCGCAAGACCATGAAGTTGCTTGGCTAATAAAACACAGAAGGAGAAAAAAATGAAAAAGAGCAAGGAAAGATCAACCGATACCCATAAGAAAAAGACCTCGATCGGCAATAGTAAGTTTACCAAGAGAGGCACCCCCGGACCCCACGGCGGCAATAAAAAATATAAGAAGCGCTATAGGGGGCAAGGCAAGTGAAAACAACCAAAACACTTAGTCCACTCTTAAAAGATCCTCAGCTACATAATGAGCCCGTCATCGTTCGGGTTAATGACTTTACCAACCGGGCGGCTAAAGAGTTTGCTGCTGAGATGAACAAGGCACACAATACCGGACAGCCTGTCATTCCGGTGGTCATTGATTCATACGGAGGGCACGTATACAGCCTAATGTCTATGATTTCTTCTATCAAGCACGCAGAGCTACCGGTGGCTACAATCATCGAAGGTAAGGCAATGTCGTGTGGGGCAATATTATTTACGTTTGGAACTGAAGGTCTGCGTTTTATGGACCCCGACGCCACGCTGATGATACACGATGTATCTTCAGCTGTGTGGGGGAAGGTAGAAGAAATTAAAGCCGACACTGCCGAAGCAGACCGATTAAATCAAAAGGTTTATAGAATGATGGCGCACAACTGCGGAAAAAAAGAAGATTATTTTCTAGATATCATTCATCAAAGGGGGCATGCGGATTGGTTCATCGACGCCGCCGAAGCCGCACATCATAATTTAGCAAATCAAATTCGCGTTCCCAAGTTTAATGTGATTGCGAATGTACAGATAGATTTTGAGTAGGAATACTGATGATATTAGAATATTATATGATAAGAGATAACGTGCAGCCCCCTTCGCGTGCAAACCCCAGCGATGCTGGTTTGGATTTGGTATTTAATCCATCAAGGGGGGAAGATGAAGTACTGAAGATCGCGCCCGGGGAGAGTGTCCTATTGGAAACTGGCTGCCGCTTTGCCATCCCGCATGGGTATATGCTGGAGATAAAGAATCGCTCTAGCTGGGCGGCTAAACGTCAATTGTTGGTGGGCGCCGGGGTGGTGGATAGCGGATATGACGGGGAAGTATTTGTGAATCTTCACAACATAGGTCCCACCTCTCACACAATTTTAAAAGGAGACCGCATCGCACAGGGGGTGTTGATACCGGTGGTCCCCGTCAGGTGGGTAGCAGCTGCAGACCCAGACATATATGGGTGGAGTCCTATCACCCTTAGCGATCGCGGCGATGGACAATTAGGATCTACAGGACGAGGCAGTGAAAAAAATTAGACAGGACGCCCTAAGATTGAGCGAAGGACTAACCTACGATGATGTGTTGTTGGTGCCTCAGTATTCCGATATTAAAAGTCGTTCCGAGGTTTGTATTGGATCTGATTTGGGAGACCTTCGCTTTGACCTACCCATTATTTCTAGCCCAATGGATACCATTACCGCATCGCCAATGGCTGCTGCTATGGATTCGTGCGGAGGAGTGGGGATCATACACAGGTATAACTCTATACAGGTTCAGTGCCACCATGTGGGGTGTATGCCCGCGGAGGCAAGAGTGGGCGCGGCGATAGGAACTTCTGGAGACTATTTAGATAGAGCGACAGCCCTTTACGATACGGGCGTCAGAATTTTGTGTGTGGACGTAGCCCACGGGCACCACATACTAATGAAAGAAGCACTTCACGAACTGCGTGAGGTTTTCGGCGACGCCGTCCACATCATGGCGGGCAACGTTGCGACCTTGGAGGGTTACAATGACTTGGTCGATTGGGGAGCCGATAGCGTGCGTTGCAATATTGGCGGCGGTTCTATTTGTTCAACTAGGATACAGACTGGGCACGGCGTCCCCGGTCTTCAAACGATTTTTGATTGCGCGCGGTCAGACCGAAACGCGCCCATCATTGCTGATGGTGGACTCCGGAACGCTGGAGATATTGTCAAAGCTTTGGCAGCTGGGGCTGACTTCGTCATGCTTGGCTCTGTGCTTGCGGGCACTGACGAAACTCCTGGAGATATAATCAACACTCGGAAGGGCAAGTACAAAACCTACCGAGGAATGGCAAGCAGAGATGCTCAAATTGAGTGGCGCGGACGCACGAGTTCTGTGGAGGGGATAGCCACGTCCGTTCCGTGCAAGGGACCGGTCAGCGACGTGTTGCATACCCTGGAGAGGGGAATTCGCAGTGGATTTTCTTATTCGGGCGCCCGTACTTTGGGAGAACTACAGAGTAAAGCAAAGTTTCTAAGACAAACGGGAAGCGGGCAGACCGAAAGTTCTACCCATATTAATAAAAGATGAGAGAGCTCATTAAAGCCACAGTTTTTTTGGATCCCAAGCTTCACGAAGACCTTAAGATCCGAATTTATTATGATGGCTTTAAAAGCCAGAGCGAATTTATTAGAGCCTGTGTCGTTTCTTATTTAAGTGGCGATACAAAATTTATGGAGTTTTTAGATGCCTATCGGCAGAACGAGAAGCTCCAGTCCAAAGCGCAAATACGCAAAAGTGCAGCCCTCCGTCGCAGTGGTGAAGAATTGATAGAGAAGATGGGGCTGTCGGACGATGAGATAGAGAATATATTTGATTTGCTAGAAGAGGAGAAACCAGACTAATGAGAGATTGTGCAGAAAAATGTTTTTTGAAAGAAGAGAATTGTAAACAAGGGGAGTGTCGCCTTTGGCTTGATTATCCGGAGGACCACAATTGTACGCTAATAGCGGTGAAAAAACATGGTCCGATGACATTGAGAGAAATAGCCGAGAGACACGGCGTAAGCATAGTGAGAATAAAACAAATTGCGGACAAGGCTTTGCTTAAAATAAAATCTGTCGTTAACCGCGATGAATACTAATTAAAGGTAGTAATGTACATTTACTTATAGGAGATCTCCAGCATGGCTCGCAACAACAAAAAACTGCTTTCTGAGGGGCAGGTGAGACAATTTATGAAGCTCGCAAACCTCGACGCACTGACCCCGGGATTTGTTCACGGACTTCAGCCGCTTAGGGAGCGAGACAGGTACGAGCCCGATATCGGGAAAAAAAGAGAAGGACCCGGCGTTTCCTACCCTGCGGACGAGCCCGAGCCCGATGTTGAGCCCCGGAGAAAGCCGGGTCCTTCCAAAAGAGTAAAGCCACCAGTTACCACTCCCGGTGAGGCGCGCGCAGCAGCAGAGAAGAAGGCTGCAGACGCAGGAGATCCTACAGCCCGACGCAACCCCAAACGACAACAAGAATCTCACGGACGCGGACGCGATGAGGGCTCTGGTGGCTACGGTCACCCCGATCCTCGACAACGACTGGCTGGCGGAAGTCTTCGCGAGCAGGACGAAGAGTTGGACCTCGAACTTGGTGAACTAGAGGATGAGGATCTCGACCTAGAGGATGAGGATCTCGACCTAGAGGACCTAGAGGACGAAGAGCTTGACGATGAACTGGAAGGCGGACGCCAAGTCAGTGTTGATGATTTCCTTGTTGCTCTGGAGACGGCTCTTGAAGACGTCATGGGCGAAGAAGTGGAAGTAAGTCAAGACGAAGAAGACCTAGAAGACGAAGAGTTTGATCTAGAAGGCGAAGAGCTTGACCTAGAGGACGATGAGCTCGACCTAGAAGATGAAGAGCTTGGGCTACAGGAGAAGCGAGACAAGAACTGGGGCGGAGGCAAGGGTGAGTATAAGCGCCGCAAGGGTAAGAAAACTGGCGACGTAGGTGGTCACTATAAAGACTATGAAAAGAATGAAGCCCTGGCAAGACTTATTGCCGAGTGGGCAATAGGAAATGGCGCACTAGAAGAGGGACGTATTGGCGACGCGTGGGCAGCCATTAAATCAAAGTTTGGGCGCAAGAAAAAAAAGGAGTTCAAGGGCAAGCGCGGCGTCAGTGACTACAGCCCCTG